CGACTCCACTTAATAAAGTAGAGATCATGGCCGGGTCAACCGGCCTGGATTCTCAACAGAATCCCTTTCCGCTTCCGAGGAAGCGACAGCGTTTTAGGCGTGGGAAAAATTCCCCCGCCAAGGACGCGAAGGACTCACCCTCTCATATTGATGGTGAGCCACAATCCTTCGAACTGAAGTTTGGGTCTTGGGAGATGCCACAATGTGACACCTTCTACAAGACTCACGTTGGCCTTGCCCCTCCGGGCAGGCTTTCGCCTCTGTTCACCTATCCAATTGAGATACTTGCAAATTGCAGGCACTTTCAAATGGTGAAAGAGTCAGTTCAGGGTTCTGGTTGGGCGTTGATACCTATATCACCGCCAACCAGGTTACCGGAGCTCTCTGTACAAGAGTTCTATGCCCTATGGGCAGAGGATACTCTCCGTGGTGTAACAGCTTTTGCTGCTAAACACGGGCAGAAACACAAGAAGGTGCGACGTTATCGCCGTAACTTAAGTGTGCTGCAGTTCATGAGGGCAACGTGGGACGCTGTCTTAACCCCCTACCAATTGGTGAGGGTAAGACATCTAACAAAATACGGTGTAGCCATGCAGGACTTTAATTCTAAAGCCTTGCAAGGTCTTAACCGTTTTCGCGTCCAGCTGGTTCACTTTCCCTTGGAAGCAGCCAAGAGGGCCAAGCGACAGTTCCAAGCCAATAGGCGTTGGTACTTCGGTGGCCCTCCCCCTACGGGGCGGCTGCTAAGGTTCAGTGAGAAGGTAGATGCGCTCCAGTCGAGTTTCTCGGCTAGGGCGTTACCTCCAGCTCCTCCATCTGCGGAAGGAATGGAAGGACTTGTTGAGAGGTTAACCTCTAAACCTGTCCAGGAACCATCCGGGTGGAGGCCTTTCATAAGGGAGTATATAGATCGGTGGGCCCCTAAGGGGCCCCCCGAGCTATTTACTATGCCTTCCGGCCATGCAGCTCTCGGTTTGAGCAGAGGCATGGGGGGGCACGTAACCGGGGTACAACATTTGTGCCTTGTCGGTTACGCCTTATGCAAAACTACAGAGCTCACGCAAGAGCAGAAGGCGTTCCTCCCCGACGACCCATATGGGCACGTAGAGGATGGATCTTACCTCGAACTCTTGTCTGACCAATTGCATCCTGAAAGTCAGTTAAATCCTGGGAAACAGGATTTTGATGCATTGTTCAGGCAACCTTGGGATCAACTGGAATCCAGTCTTCCCGGGGTGGCGGAGCGTCTGCAGTTTTATGTCAAATTGGGAACATTCTATACTTTAGATAAGATAGAATACCTTCCCATTTTGCCAATCTCAGCTGAGGAGAAGGGGCTGAAAACACGATTTCCAACATGCGGTTTGACCGCAGCGAATCTCGTGCAACAGATCCTCCGTCGGGTCATTGATCATGTGATGGTCAATGATCCTCGGTTCTCCCAAGCACTGGGTGGCCACAGGGATGTGGATCTTGCGGGTGAGTCAGGACCTTGGTATTCCCAAGACGCAACTGCCGCCACAGATCTGCATGCCCAGTGGCTAACACAGACTATCTACGAGGAGCTAGGCAGGAAATATTCCTGTCTCTCTCCCTATACCAAATACTTCAATAAGTTATTTGGCACGAAGAAACTCCTGATCGGTATAGACCAATCAGACGTTGCTCCCGTAGGTATGCTGGCGAATTACCCCCGAGCTCCTTTACTCGACGACTCCAAACTTTGGAGTAGTCGGGAAGCTCGGTGGTATCCGGACGGTCATGGCACCATCATAATGAATGCATTTGATGGGTGGCTAGAGGACCTGAATTCCCTGAAAGGGGTACTTACATCTACCGGACAGATGATGGGTGATCCCACATCTTTCCCGCCTTTGATGCTACATACATTGTATGCAGCAACAGAGGTGTTGAAAGTTTATCCGTACTCTAAATTAGAGGCGGGTAAACGTAGATATAAGTTCCTCTCCAGGAAGGATGTGGTGGTTAAGGGCATCGGGGACGATGCTCAGAAACCACGCTGGACTGCTGCTAGGCGTCATCTTTATGACGACATCTTCGTGAGTATGGGGGGGCGCTTGTCACATGAGAAGTGCTTCCACCATCCTAGTCGTAGCATACTAGCTGAGGAAGTGTATGAACACGGCCGGCTAGTTCCAGCGTTAATCACATCAACGTTGGTAGCTCCTCCTGGTGGTTCCAAGGGTCAAGTGACCTGGAACACTCAATCCGCGGCAATCGCCGGGGATCCCACCAGGGGGAAGTTTCATTTCTCCAAGTCTTTCTGGCGTTCCTCCCCGTATTATTATACGTGGAGGTTGGCAGATAGACTGGGGCTACCTATTTCTGTCGAACCAGGGTACGGAGGGGTAAATGTACCTCTCGTGCCCAAAAGGAGTTTGACAGACAATGTATCCTGGCTTAGGTACCTTTCCCAGCAATCAGTCGAAGAATTGATTGCGGGAATCGGCCTGGCCATAGGCATTCCATCTAACCAATCGTTTTTGGATAGATCTGCACGCCAATGGTTAAGAGAAGTTGTTGATACTTCATTAGATTCTAAGAAGTATGGACTAACCATCTTAAGCGAGGATATCATGTCCCCCGAGGCAGTCACCCGTGTGTCTCTAAAAGATGCATACAGGTCTACCTTGGGGAGGGTCCGAGCCACGGAATTCTATTTTAGAAAACCCTTTGAGGCTCCTGACCACACTCCCAGTGTGAGAGTTGCGGTTAGGAAGTTTCAGCAAAAGGTCCGGAAAGCGAAGAAAACCCCAGTAAGGGGCTTCCAGCCAACCGTCCGTGACTTGGACAGGAAAAGTACTTTGTACTTTTCCACTTCTGCAGGCTTTTTGCCTGACCCTTGGAAACCTAAACCGAGATCTGCATATGGTATGGAGAAATCGGGAGAGGTCAGAATGCGGTACAAAGCACCGCATCTCCTTGGGCTCGGTTAGAGCGCAGATAGCTAGGCAACTATTAAAACTGTTACTTCCTCTCTTGGTATAGATCAAGAGGTTCTGTCCAGTCCTAAAGGGCTGCGAGCCAGGG